TGTCGGTGAGGGTGTCGGAGAAGTCGGCGGACGCCTCGGCCGCGTCGGCTTGGGCGTTGCTCAGGTCGCGGGTCGCGTCGGCATACTGGCGTTGCCACTCGGCGGCGTCTGAGACCTCCTGGGCGCCGCCGGCGATCGCGTCGCGGAACTGTGTGGCGGCCTCGGCGGCACGCCGGTATGCGTCGTCCTGGTTGCCGTTGAGGTCGGTTGATTGGCGGTAGGCCTCGTTCTGGTCGGCGATGGTGCGGTTCAGCGTGTCGTTGACACGTGCGAGCGCGTCGGCGTCGCCGGCCTGAGACTTCATCACGTCCGACATGGACACGCCGAACTCGTCGGCTTTGCGTGACCAGTCCTGGAGCTTGTCGACCGGGCTGTTCTGCCAGAACTCGTACCACTCCTTGGTGTCGACGATCTGCTTCATGGTGTCGCGCAGCTGCTCAGCCCAGCGGATCGCGGCCGGGTTCCCGCCGGCGTCGGCGATTGCGTCGGCTAGGTCGAGCACTCGGTCTTTGGCTTCGGCGGCCTTGTCGGCTGAGTCCTGAAGTCCGGACACCACCAGGCCGATACCGGCGGCGGCGACCAGACCGGCGGCGGCACCGAGCGGACCGAAGCCGGCCAGGGCGTTGGCGAGCACTTCCTGGATGCCGTCGGCGACGTCGTCGAAGCTGCCGGAGAACGACGCTGCCGCCTCGCGTGCGGTGCTGTTGGCTTCGTCCTTGAACTCGTCCAGCCCTTCCCCGGCCTTGCGGGTGCCGTCGTGGACGTCGTCACCGATCCGCCGGCCGGCCTGCTTGGACTCGGTCTTCACCTTGTCGAAGGCGTCGGAGAACTCGCGGGTCAGGGTGTCGGCGGCCTGGTCGGCGTTGGTTTTGGTGTCGCGTGCCAGGTCATCGAGGCCGCCGGCCAGGTCATCGAGTGACTTTTCGACGTCGGCGGTGCCTTTCAGCCAGGGCCGGACGTCGGCCACCAAGCTCAGTTTGAATGCCATGTCAGGCCTTTCCTTCGGCGGCGTCCATGAATGCGCGGACGACGGACTGGGCCCAGTAGGCGGCGATCCGGGGAAGGATGCGGGCGACGGCTGGGTCGATGACGCGGCCCTTGCCTCGGGTCGGTAGGTGTCGCATGACGTGGCGGCGGTAGCGGGTGCCCTTGGAGCTTTTGACGGTGCGGGCCGAGTCGTGGGCGCCGTACTCGTAGCCGGCCCAGTTCCGGTCTGGGACGATCCGGGTGCCGCGGATGGCGCGGCGGGAGGATGCCGTGATCAGCTGGGGCGGGTTGCCGCCGGCGATCCGGGCGCCGGCGGGCAGGACGGCGCCGGCCATGCCGGTGGCGCCTTTGGTGACTTCGGAGCGCCAGACCGGGTTCATGGTGGACCGCATGCGGGTCGCGACGTCCCGGCGGATGGTCGCGTCGGCGCGCTTCATGGCGAGCACGGCGGCTCGGAGCTCGGCGGGTGCGTCACCCACAGCCACGCTCAGCACGTCCGCTCACCGCCTTTCCGGTGTCAAACCGGCTTTGACGCCGGATGGGTGGCCCTGGTGTGGTGCGTCGGGTGCGCTGACTCCGTCCGCCGGCACCGATCTGGGGACGGATTGGCCGCACCACACCAGGGGGTTCAGGGGGTCAGCTGAAGACGGGCTTGCCGTCCATCGCCACCGCCGTCTACGGCGCCGAGCTGCAAGGCATGCCGCTGCTGCCCCAGGGCGAGGAAATCTCCGCGGTCCTGAACGCCGCCGGCCCCGACGGGTCGCTGCTGTACGACCAGGTCGTGGTGCTGGTGCCACGCCGGGCCGCGAAAACCACGTCGATCTGGTCCGAAATCATCGGCCGGTGCGCCAGCCGGCCGAAATATCGCGTGTACGTGACGGCCCAGGACGGCCAGCGGGCCCGCGAAATTCTCCGCGACGACATTATGGAGAACCTGCGTGACCAGCGGTTCGAGCAACGTGGGCTTGGCACATTCATGATCGGCAACGGATCAGAGTCGATCCACTTCGCGAACAAGTCCCTCATTCGTGCATTGCCGCCGAAACCGTCGATCTTCCGATCGAAAGCAGCCAACCTGATCTACCTGGACGAGGCCGGCGAGTACGACGCCGACCTGGGCCGCGCCCTGGTCGCCGCCGCCCTCCCGCTGATGGACACCCGGCCGGACAGCCAGATCGTGATCAGCGGCACCCCGTCGCTGGCCCGTGAGGGGCTGCTGTGGGACAAGCTGCAAGCCGGCATCGACACGTCGCCGAAGAACCGGCACATCGGTGTGCTCGCCTACATGATCCGCGACGACGAACGGTCCGTCATCGAGCTGCCCGACGGCACCCTGGCGCCCGACACGAAGGTGCTCCGCCGCGTCCACCCCGGCATCGGCACCCTCACCACCCTGCCCAAGATCGCCGGCCGGTTCGATGACCTGGCGCTCAGCGACTACGAGCAGGAATACCTCTGCCGGTTCCCGCTCACCACCAACCAGACCGCCATCGATCCCGCCGACTGGGCCGCCTGCTCGGCCGGCCCCGACCTGCCCACCAGGCCGGCCCGGCCCGGCATCGGGTTCGACGTCGAGCCCGACGACTCAGCCGGCGCCATCGTCGCCGCCTGGCGCGACACCGCCGGCCGGCCCCACCTCGAAGTCCTGGAGTTCCGGCCCGGCTCCGACTGGCTGCCCGGCCGGGTCCGTGCCGCCGTCACCAAGCACCGCGCCGCCCCCGCCTTCGACCAGATCGGTGCCAACCTCGACCCGGCCGACGCACTCACCCGGCTCCGCGTCCGCACCACCCCCCTCGCGCTGCGCTGGATGCAAGCCGCCACCAGCCGCCTCCGCCGCGAAATCACCACCCGGCAGCTACGGCACTACCAGCAAGCCGACCTGGACGACGCCGCCGAAGGCGCCGTGTGGCGCACAGTCGGCGAAGGCGGCCAACTGTTCGGCCGCAAAGCCAGCGCCGCCCCCGTCTGCACCCTCGTCGCCGCCGCCTGCGCCCTGTGGGCCTACGACCAAGCAGCACCCCGCGAGGACGCCCCGGCGTCCCGAGTCATCACCGGAGGCCAATGATGGAAATCCGCTACGCCATCGACCCGTCACTGCACACCTTCGTCGGCGTGTGTCGCGAACCCGGCTGCTGCTACCGGACACTCACCACCAGCCGGCCCGCCGCCCTCCGCGCCCGCCACGAGCACGCCGAAACCCACCGAGTCCGCCATCCGCGACTCTCGACACGCCCAGCGAAACGCCGATGCGAAGATCGTCGGGATAGTCCAGACGATTAAGTCATGGGTCTGTTCGAGCGGCTGTTCCCGCGCACCAGCGCGGCAGTCAATACCGCCCTCATCGACCTGCCCATCCGCTCACCGTGGAGCACCGGCCAGCTCACCAAGGTCGTCGTCGGTGAGCTGGCCGGCATCCGGCCCGGCTCCGTCACCCGCGAGCAGCTGATCCGCATCCCCGCCGTCAGCCGTGGCCGGGGCCTCGTCTGCGGCACCCTCGCCCGCTACCCGCTCACCCTGTGGCAGTACGGAGAACCCGACTCCACCCGGCTCCCCACCCCGGCGTGGATGACCAGCACCACCACCGGCCAGGCGCCCGCCCTGCGCAACCTGTGGACACTGGACGACCTGCTCTTCTCCGGGCTGTCCCTGTGGGCCGCCAAACGCGACGGTGACGGGCAGCTCCTCGACGCCGCCCGTGTCCCGCCCCGCGAGTGGGCCGTCGACCCGAACACCTACGACGTGCTGATCAACGGCCGGCCCGTCACCGACCCGTCCGAAGTCATCCTGTTCGAAGGCCCCCAAGAAGGTCTGTGCACCATCGCCGAGGAGTCCGCCGCCGGCTCCCGCGACCTCTCCAACGCCTGGCGTCAGCGCGTCTCCGCGCCCCTGCCCATGGTCGTCGTCCGCCAAACCGACCCCAACGCCCAACTCGCCGACACCGAGATTGACAAGGTGCTCAAGGACGTCGAAGCCGCCCGCGCCAAGTCCGGCACCGTGTTCGTCCCGGACGGCTACGAGCTCGACGCCCCCGGCTCCGGCCAGGCACCCGACCTGTACGTCGCCGGCCGCAACGCCGACCGCCTCGACTGGGCCAACCTCCTCCAACTCCCCGCCTCAATGCTCGAAGGCTCCATGAGCACCGCCAGCCTCACCTACAGCACCGCCGAAGGCAGCCGGAGCGAGTTCATCGACTACAGCCTCGCCTACTGGGCCATGGCATTCGAAGGCCGCCTCAGCCAGGACGACGTCACCGCCCCCGGCACCTACACCCGCATCGACCTCACCGCACTCGCCACGCCCATCCAGGCCGGCACCAACCCCGCCACGGAGGACTGACCCATGACCGCTCTGACCCTGCTCGCCGCCGGCCCGCTGACCGCCAGTCTCGATGACCGGACGCTCACCGGTCTCCTGCTGCCCTTCGACCAGGTCGGCCGGACCAACCTGGGCCGCCTCACCGCGTCCGCCGACAGCGACCTGGGCCTGGCTGACATGGTGCCGATCAACACCGAGCACGCCGCCACCGCCGTGATCGGCCGGGCCGTCCAGGTCACCCGCGGCGAGGACGGGTTCCGTGCCTCGTTCAGCATCCTGCCGACCCGGGCCGGCGACGACGCCCTGGCCGAGGCCGCCGCCGGCCTCCGCGCCGGCCTGTCCGTCGAAATCGATCCGATCGTCACCCGTGACGGCCGGATCATCTCCGGCACCATCGTCGGCGCCGCCCTCGTCGCCCGCCCCGCCTTCCCCGACGCCCGGCTGTCCGCCGCCGAAGACCAGCCGGTACCCGACATGGGCAACGTCGCCGCCGCCACCGGCGACCTGCCCGACGTCGTCGTGGACGGCGCCGAGCTGGACGGCGTGACCGCCGTCGACGTCACCCCCGAGCAGATCACCATCACCACCACCGCGGCCGAGGCCGCACCAACCGAAGGAGCACCCATGACCGCCGCCTCGACCGCCACCACCGCGCCCGCCACCGCGCCGGCGCGGGTGCAGAACGCCGCCCTCGTCGCCAGCCAGCCGGCCGAACCCGAGCCGGTCACCGCCAGCCGGCTGTTCGCCGCCCTCGCCGAGTACGGCACCACCCGCATGGAAGCCGCCCTGTCCGACATCGTGCCGGCCAACACCCCCGGCGTCGGCATCCAGCAGCCCCAGTACGTCGGCGAGCTGTGGGACGGCGTCGAGTACGAGCGCAAGTTCCTCGACGCCTTCGCCCACGCCGAACTGACGTCCTACAACGTCAAGGGCTGGAAGTGGAACAACA